TTATGCGGCGAGGTCGATGCGTTGTTTGATGGCGCTGACGCCGATGAGCGCGCCGGCGAGGATGCCGAGCGCGTTGAGCGTGATAACTATCGCGTCCACGTAATGCCAGCCCCATGCGGGGCCGACCGTGTTGACGAACAGGGCGAGTGCGGGCAGGACGATGAGGCCGAGCCATTTGAGGATGTCGTAGACGCGGCTGGGGATGAGCCAGTCGGGCACGTCATGGGTGACGTCGGCCGTCTCGGGCCAGTCGCTCACATCGACGCCGGGAAGCGTTTCGCCGGTGTCGGTCGTGTTTTTGCTGTCGGTCATGTTTGCTCCGATCAATAAGGGATGATGATGGGGTGATGCCGTCACCCGGTCAAGCGGGTGGCGGCATCTGTTGAGTCTCAGCGGCAGGTCACCACGTCGCCCACATAGTAGACGTTGATGTTGCCGGAGGGTACGGTGCAGCGGCTGACGTTGTAGCCGTGCGAGGTGGCGAAATCCCACACGGTGTCGCCGTACTGGAGGGTCTTGGAAACCCCGTTGGACGGCGCGGCCGTGGTGGAGCCGCCGCCGTAGGTTACGACATCGCCCACGTAGTAGCGGTTGATGTCACCGCTCGGCGTATGCCATGCGGACAACGGCCAAGCGTTGTGGGCTACGGCGAGTCCCCAGATGGTTTCTCCCCACTGCATGACGTGGCTGATGCCACCCGTGTTGGTCTGAGGTTTGCTCGGCTGCACGGGCGCGGGCGTTGCCGGGGCCGGGGCTGTGGAGCCGGTGGGATTGGCGTACAAATCCCACTGCCATGCCTCGCCACGGAAAATGTTGAGGTCAATCGGACTCCACGTGTTGACCACGCCGGTACCGCTGTACTGGCGCATGGCCTCGCCGTATGCGCCCAGCATCCACGGGGATGCCTGATAGCCGGTCGGGCTCATGTTCGCGTACTGGGCGATCCACAAACCGTACCGGTCGCGGATGTCCTGCGGGATGGTGCCGGCCACCGGGCCGGTGTACAGCAATGGGCGCACACCACCGGAAAGCCGCTCACATTCGGCCATGAATCGGCGCACCCAATCCCAATTACCCCATGCGGGATTATCGTCCATCTCCCAATCCAACGCCACGATGCCGTGACGCCAATAGTTCGACGTGTTCCGGTAGAAGAATTGGGCTTCCGCCTCCGGGTTGCCGCCCATCGCGTAGTGATACAAACCGAATTTCTTGCCGGATGCCTGCGCCTGGGCGATCATGCGGTTGGCGTCCGTGTTGACGCCGGACACCAAGCAGTTGTTGTTGACTTGGCCCGTGCCCCACGTGGTGCCGACCACGATAAAATCGGCCTGCATGTTGTACACGTCCGCGCCGCACTGCCAGTTGGACATGTCCACGCCCTGCATGTCCGCGTGCGCGGTCGCCGGGAGCAGCATCATACAGACGGCGGCGACTAGGGCCGTGATCTTGGCGAGCAGACGCTTCCACCACGGCTTGTCCTTGTTTTTAACCAATTTTTCCCCTTTCTCTGAGGTGAATATTGTTTTGTGGCCCACGGTCGTGGGTCAGGATTATCGGGGCCCACTCGGGGCCGTCAATGAAAAAGCCCCACACGGAATGGTGTGGGGCTAAAATCAGTCGATTTTGTAAAGGCGGGGAGTGAACGTCTTATCGACCTCGCCCGTGGTGTTGACGAATATATTGAGGCGCAGCGTCCCGGCCTTCAAGGGGCGCGGCCCATAGCCCTTAGGTTCGAACGCGATTGTCTGTCCGCTGCCGTCATCGGGGGTGAGAGTGGACTGGATGCCAATCAACCATGAGCTGCTGTCATACGGCCAGTCGGAGGCGTCCAGCGTGTACGTGCCCGCGTCCACATGGACGGAACATGTCAGGCTATCCCACGAGTCAACCTTTTGTGTGGTGGAGC